ATACTAAAAGGATAAAAACTTACATAGGAAAAATCAATGACAAAGATTTTGAAATGATTAAAAATAAAATAGTAAAAAATATAATAAGCCCTGCACTAAGACAGGGAAACTCAAAAAAATGAGCCAAATCCTTTCATTTCTGAAAAGTAATGAAAAAATTATAACTAAAAAATATTAATCTAAAATAAAGGAGTAAATATGGCAGAAGAGAAAGAAAGCAAAGGGAGCAACATCGTGCAAATAAGGCTTAGTGATAAGCAAAAAGATGAGTTGCAAAAAAAGGCTGATGAAGTGGGTTTGCCGCTTACTCAATATATAATATTTTTAATTACAAAGGATTTAAAAGCACTTTAAATAAGGGCTTTTGCTATTTTTCTAAAATTTTAGAAAAATACATTTTATTATTTTTAATCAAAGATAATTAAAACCTTTTTTCGAAATTTCGAAAAAACTTTAAATAAGGAGAACCAATGGAAAATAAAAAACTACAAATAACTTTTAATGGCGAAATGTTGGAAATTATGGAAAAAATAGCACAATCTTTAGGAATGACAATAAATCAATATATAGTTTATGCAGTTACTAAAGATTTAGACAATAGATTAAATAAGTAATCCTTTTAGAATATAATATTAATCTATTAATATTCTTTTAATCTTCTTTTTGGAATAATTTTAGAATACAAAAACAATCTAAAAGGAAGCTAAATGCAAAACATAACTCTTATTCCTATTACAAACCAAACAATAGGTGCAGAAATTAATTCTGTAAATGCTAGAGAAATTTACAAATATATAAAAATAACTTCTAATTTTGCAGAATGGATTAATCGCCGTATCAGCCACTACAATTTTATTGAAAATCAAGACTACATCATAGAAATTGTTTATACAAAAGGTCGCCCACGCAAAGAATACTATGTGACCTTAGATATGGCAAAAGAGCTTTGTATGGTTGAAAACAACGAAAAAGGCAGACAGGCAAGGCGTTATTTTATAGAATGTGAAAAACGCCTTAAAAACCTTGAAGCTGAACAGATGCAAAAACTAGCTTTTAGACAAAGCTTAGGTTATAAATCTCAATTAAAACAGCAAAAGGAATATTATGAAAATAAAATCAAAGCCCTAAAATACGACTTAGAAAATAAAAAGGAGTTAAGCTTTAAAAGAAAGCTTAGCAAGGAAGAATTACTAGAGCTTAGAAAAATACTAGCTAAGGATTATAATATGGTTTGTATAAAAGAGTGGGAATTTGAATTTTTAGCTAAAAAAATAGCATTAGAAAGTACAAAAATAACAACTTGGGATGCTGTTGTTAAGAAGCTAAAACAAACTCTTGATTATTGGCAAAATTATGATGAATACGAAGAAAAATGGAAAAAAATATTAAGGAGATGAGATGGGAATTTTAAAAAGACTTGATGAAACTATCATTATCAAAGATGATAGAAAAAATGAAAAAGAATTAGTTGAGTATTGCATTTTAGAAGGTATTTCTTTAAATGATGCAAACTTAGAAAATCTAAATTTAAGTGGTTTGGATTTTGATAATGTATTTATAAATGGTGCTAGTTTTAAAAACGCTAATTTAAATGATATTTCAAGCAAGAATGCATCTTTTATAGATTGCGATTTTAGTGGAGCAAGTTTCCATTTTTGTAATTTTCTAAGAACAGAATTTGAAAATTGTATATTTGAAAATGTAGATCTTAGGGACTGTATAGGAGATATGAAAAATATCTTTAGTGTTGTCGTTGATACCTATGTTATGACTTTTACAAAAACTATGATGAATTTAGGTTGTGATACTAAAACAATAAAAGAATGGCGTAATTTAAGCGTTGATGATTTAGAAGATGAAGAACAGAAATGGCTTTGGAGTTATTACAAGGATACTATTTTTGAAATTATAGATAAAAGATTAGGAGTTGAAAATGGTTAAAAAATATTTTAGAGAAAAAGAATTGAGCGAATATTTAGGAGTTAGTATAACATCATTATTTAAGTTAAGACAAGATGGTAAAATACCTTACATTCGCATAGGAAAATCCATAAGATATGAAATAAAAGAAATAGAAAAATGGCTTAAAGCTAAAAGACATTAAAAGCAAAACTCACAAAGAGAATTTAAGTAATTTCCACCATACCATTGCATAAGTTTTACTCTTAAATCAATTGCCTTGGCTCTGTTGTAAGCCCTTTCTATTTCATTGCCGCTTATATGATGTAATATCATTTCTGCTATATCTTTACTAATACCTTGCTGAATTAACTCATTGCTTTTATTAGTATAAACACTTCTAAAAGTAGAACGATATCCATGTATAGTGTGCTCTAAATTATAAAATTTAAAAAATCTTACAGCAAAATTCTCGCTAATAGTTCCATTATTATTAGCGAAAATATACTTTTTATCTCCATTTAAAATTCTTTGTATATCTAGTATCTTTAAAGCATATTTATTTAAAGGGATAATATTATCACCATTAGATCTTACTTTCATTTCATCTGCTTTTATAATCCAAAGATTGTTTTCAAAGTCAATATCACTCCATTTAGCAAATCGAATATTTTTACTTCTTTGTGCTGTCAAAAGCGTAAAATAAATTGCATTAATTATAGTTGTATTTGTCCGTGGATGATTTTTATATTCTTTCATACATTCTAACATATTTTTTATTTCTTGTTCTTCTACTATAGCTTTAAAATGTTTAACTTTATTGTGATTTGCTTCATTATAAAATTTCTTTAAATCTTTCAATTGAAGTATTATATCTGTTTTTAAGTCACCTCTTTGCCTACTAATCTCAAATATCCTACATAGCAAAGATATATTTTTCTTTATTGTTTCGTATATTCCTTTTTTCTGCATTAAATCATAAATAGGTAGAAAATCATCTTTTTTCAATTCATTTATATCTTTTTGTCCCAAAGTGGGAATAATATATTTTTTAAAAATTGACTGTTCTTTTTTGATTGTAGCTGAATTTAATTTTTTAGATTTTATATCAACATAAAGAAAATTTGCTTTTTCAAGTGTCATAACCTTATCATTTTTACCGATAAATTTTCCATCATACATTGACTTTAAAAGATCTTTTGCTTTTTCTCTTGCATTTGTAACATTTAAAACACCTTTTTGGCATTCCCCTATTGTTATAAAATTTTTAAATTTTGAAGCTCTTAAATAAAAAACTTTTTTACCCGTTGGATTAACTCGGACATATAATTCTTTTGGTTCTCCTACGCTAATCATATACCTTTTATCTTTTATTTCTAAATTGTCTATATCTTTTTGAGTTAGCATTAAAAAACCTTTTTTTAGTATTTTTGTAGCCAGAATTAGCTTTTTTACTTTGGCTACATAAATGGCTACAGAATTATAAGAAAAAATAGAAAAAATTTCAATCAT